GGGCGCAGTTTCCGACTATACAATTTTACCAGTCGCTAATGATTTATTTTTTACTACTTTAATTGGTAGTATAGATAATTCTCAAACCAGCAGCATTACATTGGGTGCAAACATTCCTAATTTACCTTCTTTACTTGTTATTGATAATGAAATTATCTTAGTTTTAACAATGTCCGGCTCTACAATTACTTCATCTACTAGAGGATTTGCAGGAACTACAGGTGCTTCACATAATAATGGTTCAGAAGTTTTTGGATATATAGCCTCATATAATAATAACCAAATCATTGCCGAAATTGTTGCGATTGAAACTGCATTGGGCGCATCTTTAGCAAATATAATTTCTAATGGTCAGGCCGCAGGTGGAAACTTATCAGGTACATATCCTAATCCAACCGTTGCAACAGTAGGTGGTGCTTCTGCAGGTGCAATCGCGGCTTCTGTTAGTGAAGCGCATCATCAAAATACTGATATAGGAACTTCTGTAAATACAGTTGGCTTTTCTACAACACCTAATTTTAATTTAGCAAGTGGTGGAATACAATACATGGTATTAACCGCCAATGTTACGGGTTCGACATTTACAAATTTAGTTGCAGGACAAGAAACAACATTTATGTTTAAACAGGGCGGCTCCGGTGGATATACTTTCGTGTGGCCTACTGGGTTTCATGGAGGTATGACATTATCCGCAACAACAGGTCAAGTTTCATCACAAACATTTAAATCATTTGATGGTACAACAATGTGGGCTGTTGATGCAGGATTTACAACGTCATAACATAAATGCCCGCTAATCAAGAAGGATATCTTGGTAATTCTAGACTAAAAAATGTAAATGTAGTACAGGGCTTTACACAACATCAAATTGATGAATTAGCCAAATGTCAAGAAGATGTAATCTACTTTACAGAAAATTATATCAAGATTAGAAACGTTGATGTTGAGGGATTAATTCCTCTAAAATTAAGAGATTATCAAAGAGATCTAATTAGAATAATGGATCTAGAAAGATTCCTTATTTGCAAAATACCTCGGCAGTATGGAAAATCTACTACATATGTCGCCTTTGCTTTATGGTATTTAATTTTTCATAACAATGTTGAAATTGCATTGCTTGCTAATAAAGGACAAACTGCCCGAGAACTTTTAAGTAGAATACAAGTAGCATGGGAAAATCTTCCTCTTTGGATGCAGCAAGGGATTGTTGTGTGGAATAAAGGATCCATAGAACTTGAAAATGGTTCCAAAATTCTTGCAACAAATACTGCATCAAATAGTATTCGAGGTTATTCTTTTAACCTAATCATTCTTGATGAGTTTGCACACATTGATAATAATCTAGCAGAAGAATTCTTCAGATCAACATATCCCGCAATTTCATCAGGAAAGAAAACTAAAGTTTTTATTGTTTCTACCCCTAAAGGGATGAATCTTTATTATAAACTTTGGCAAGAAGCATCCAAACCCGCCAAAGAAAAAACTTCCAAGTTCGTACCTTTTGAAGTTCATTGGACTGTATTACCGGGTCGTGATGAAAATTGGAAACAACAAGAAATTGCTAACCTAGGTTCGGAGGCCGCGTTCGACCAAGAATATGGTTGCGACTTTTTGGGTAGCGCTAATACTCTTATAAGTGGTTCAAAACTTAGACAACTATTTTTTAAACAACCTATAACATCACAAAATGGTTTAGATATATATCAAGAACCTCTTGTTGATACCATTACAGATGATTTAGGTTTGACTACACGCGTACCACACAAATATGTCTTATGCGCTGATACTGCGCAAGGAAAAGAATTAGATTATTCTGCTTTTATAGTTGTAGATGTTTCCGAAATACCTTATAAAATTGTCGCAAAATATAAAAGTAATGTAATTTCTACTATTGTTTTTCCCGATGTTATTTATGATGTTGCGCGTCGTTATAATGATGCTTATGTATTGATCGAAATTAATGACGGCCGCGACGTTGCCCAAGGATTACATTTTGATTTAGAATACGAAAATATTTTAACATGCACAACTAAAGGTAGATCAGGACAAGTATTAAGTGCCGGTTATGCTAAGAATCCTCAATTTGGTTTGAAGATGTCTACACAAGTAAAGAAAATTGGTTGTGCTAATTTAAAATCTTTAGTTGAATTAGATAAACTTTTATTTATTGATGCTGATATCATAATGGAATTGGCTACTTTTGTTAGGGAAGGAAATACTTTCAAAGCGGATCCTGAAACGGGAGCACACGATGATTTAGTTATGTGTATGGTAATTTTTTCATGGTTGATTCAACAAAAATATTTTAAAGAATTATTAGAAAGTGATCTTCGCTCTAAAATGCGGGATGAAATGGAAGCGCAAATTGAACATGATATGGTTCCATTTGGTTTTATCCTTGATGGCCGCGAAGAATTGGAACCTGAAGTAAAAGGTGGGGATGTTTGGTTTCCAGTTCAAAGTTTATTCAATGGTTGGACAGGTCGTAGCTGGTAATATTTGGTTTTATTCAAAAACTTTGAATCCATAAATATTTCATAGAATAAAAGAATATTTAAGGAGAATTAAAATGCCACTTCTATTGTCACCTGGTGTAGCTACTACCGAAATCGATTTAACTACTACCGTGCAGCAAGTTGGTTCTACTGGCGGTGGATTCGCCGGTGCTTTTAAATGGGGTCCTGCTTTCGAAAAGGGCGGAACTGTTCTTGCTAGCGTAAATGATTTAATTAATAATTTCGGAGGAAGTACATATAACCCCGTAGATATTTACACCTATACAGGATTTTTCACATGTTGGAATTTCTTACAATACGGAAGTAACTTAACTGTTGTTCGTGCAATTTCTTCTGACGCATTAAATTCTAATGGTGCCGGAACTGGTACGTTAATCAAAAATCGTGTTGATTATGAACAAAATTTCTCACAAGGAACAGATAGTGTGGGTCTTTGGTTTGGAAAATATCCAGGTGATTTTGGAAATAACATAACCGTTTCTATGGCCGATGCGGGTAACTTTGGAAATTGGGCCTATGCAAATTATTTCACAGGCGCTCCAAATACTTCAACATATGTTTCCACCTTGGGCGGAACAAATGATGAATTACACGTAGTTGTAGTCGATACAGACGGACATATTTCAGGTACAATTGGACAAGTATTAGAACGTTATGCATATGTTTCAAAAGCATCTGATGCAAAAGCAGAAGATGGAACTTCTAATTATTATGCAAATGTAATTAATAACGAAAGTGCATATATTTGGTGGGCTGATTTCCCAACAGAAGGTACAAATTGGGGTAATACCGCGGCAAATACTTCTTTCACTACACTAAGTTCAACTTTAGTTTTTGGTACCGTAAATAATAGTCCATTCGTTACGGGAGAAAAAATCAACGTTTTTTCTGGTTCAGTAACTAGTGTTACGAGCGTAACAAATATTACAAATTTCACAAGCGTTCCTACGGCTACAGTATCCGCGCCTCAATTAGCAGGAGGTACCACTGCTACAGTAACAGTACAACATACTGGAACTACTCCAAATATTGTAGTGACAGGTGTAACAGTTACAGTGCAAGGTACGGGATATACAAATACACCAACTATTACTTTCGGAACAGACGCAACAGGAACCGCTTCTGCTACTGCAGTTGTCACTTATGGATCATTTCCTGTTAAATCCGGTATTGTAGACAGTTACAATTCAGGAACAAAAACAATCACCTATGATGCAAGTCTAGGACAAATTACCACGGCCGATAAGGTTATTGGTGCAACTTCTGCCGCAAATGGAACACCAACATCTGTAACAGGTACAGATGTAACTGAAGTTCTAACCGGCGGTGTTGATGGAAATAGCACAATCACTGATGGTAATTTAATTACCGCATACAATACATTCTTGGATACAGAAAATGTACCAGTTTCATTATTGTTAACAGGTGCCGCAGATTATACCGTACAATTATATTGTATTGAGTCAATCGCAGAAGTCACAAAAACAATGGTTTGTTTAGTATCACCTCAATTAACTGATGTTGTAGATGTTCCTGGTGAGGAACTTACAAACGTTGTAAATTCTAGAAATACTTTAGTAAGTTCATCCTATGCATTTATGGATGGTAACTACAAGTATCAATATGACCAATATAGAAACATCTATGTTTGGGTTCCTTGTAATGGTGACGTTGGCGGATTAGCTGTTGCTTCCGACCAATTAACCGCACCATGGTATTCTTTTGCAGGATTAAATCGTGGTATTTTGAAAAATGTTATTAAGTTAGCATGGCAACCAAACCAAACACAAAGAGACACACTCTATACAAATGGTGTCAATCCTATTCTACAATTGAATGGTATTGGTCCTGTATTATATGGTGATAAAACTTTACTTTCTAAGCCTAGTGCCTTTGATCGTATCAACGTTAGACGTTTGTTTATCGTATTAGAATTATCAATTGCCGCTGCAGCAAAATATTCATTATTTGAATTTAATGATTCTTTCACACAAGCACAATTTAAAACTCTTGTGGAACCATTCTTAAGGGATGTTCAAGGACAAAGAGGTATTACAGATTTCTTGGTTGTCTGTGATTCAACAAATAATACTCCAACAATTGTTGATAATAACGAGTTTGTTGGCGATATTTACATTAAGCCTGCAAGGTCCATCAATTTTATCTACCTAAATTTCATTGCAACTCCTACAGGGGTTTCTTTCAGTGAGATTGTCGGTACAACTGGAGCAATCTAAGAAGAGTTTTTTAGGAGAAATTAAATATGCCTTTTTCACCCGGA